CCCACAGCAGCTCTTGTGATCATATCCCCGTAAGGGACAACCAACTATGATCACTCACTGGTCACCCAGCATCAAGCTATTGACCAAAGCTTAGTCATGCGAACACGACCCGAAGGCACATCACGTTGGATGACGTATCTATAGTACTTATCCTTCGATCGTCCAGCGATTGGTCCATACTTTTCCTCCATATAGTCATAGAGGTCATATAGCTTCCATGACTTAAATCCCGAATCCATAAGGATCCCACGGACGCGTGAAAGGGACGTGGAGGCATCCTTCACATGATACTCAGGGTACAGGGCTAAACGCAATAGCTTAGTTTCATCTCTGAGAACTGAGCCCGCTGTACTCGCATGCCCTAAGAATTCAATCTCCTCAGGCCGGTTAGCAAGGAATGTTTTCTTAGTATTCAGCATCAATCCGAAGCGCTTCTTTGCAGTCGCACTCCAGGCTTCTAAGTCCATGATGTTACCACCGGTGCTTAGGGGTGGGACTGTGAAAACGGAGTCGTCCGAGAGGACGCGGATACGTGTCCAAACACCGTTCCACTCGACAAGCATTAAAGTCATAATCGCGATGAAATTAATCACCGAGCCCACGAGTTGAGTGAAGAATGAACCTGACGGTATGCCAATGTGCTTCAGAAACACTCCACCATCCGGCATTACTATCGGGGTGTTGACGAAGTAGTCTTCTATAAAGTCAAGCTCTTTGGCTTCATCCTCTGACAGCCACATATTCGACCGCAGAATGGAGAAGGCTTCATGAACAATTATACGTCCATGGACTCCATCGAAACCTGACCAGTCTAGTCCACAAACATCGCCGTAGTGAAACAGTCCATCAATGAACATCGGTAGCTCTTTGAGCATACTCCGGCCAATGAACATTGGTGAGGACATCTGGGAATACGCATCTATAAGTGGTTGTGCGTATCTACCCTCTAAGAGTGTAATCTCAAATGGGTAACCCCAAACTGTGCGCACTTTGGGCTTGATGACTTGCGCTAACTGGGTGCGTTTGAAACAAACACATGGTGGTAGGCTGCGCTTAGACAGCTTCCCTTTGTGAATAAGGTCACGTAACTTACCGGCTTCCTCAATAGCGTCGGGAGCTACCTCTCGCTTCTTGTAACCGAGCCACGACCACCCCGCAGATGCGTCTCCCTCGAAGCGTACCTCGGAGAGTCCTTTCGGGTAAACTCCACCTGGAATGTGGAATGCCTGAAAGGCTAACGTTAACGCAGTTCGCAGTGCGTTGTCAAAGTCGAGAAATGTCGTCTCGCAGTCGTAACGGCTTAGTCCCTCATAGAGACGTTCAAGATTAGCGTGACTCCTTGTGTACCCCACAAGTTCTTCGGGGATCTCTCCACTACAGAGATCTAATAGAGCGTCGAATACGAACGGATCGTTTCGAACAGGTTCGAGGTCAGTGCCAAAGCCTGACTCGTACCCTAGAAACACAAGGTTTCTAGTCTGAGGCGTGTACCTCGGGTCGCCGACTCGTAAGTCTAAACGTCCACTACGTTGCTTAGGTATGCGTTTCCGCTTCTCCCCTTCTAAGCTAGGTTCTACATGTTCCATAAATGGAATACCTTTCAGTCGCTACCAGCTCATAAGTCTGGATTCTTCGTGTCAG